GTTGGTACTGACGGTTCCACGGCCAACTACGCCGACAAGTCGACGGGTATCCCGATTGGGTATACCACGATCTCTCACGAGGTCCGTCTCGCTAAGTCGGGTAATGGCGCTCACTCGGTGATCGTGTCGGTTACCATGCCGACCGTTTCTACGGTGAGTGGTGTTAATACGCGGGCCCGCTCTTCGTCGTTCGTGGGCCGATTCAACTTCGCCCAAGACTCGACGCTGACGGAGCGTAAGGATCTGTTCGCCATTTCGACGAACTTCCTGGCCAATGCGACTGTGAAGGCCTCTGCCGAAAACATCGAGCCGTTCTATTAATAGGACGGTTTTATGCGTACGGTAGACAAGCCAACACTTAGCTTGGCGAACCAGCTCAGTGATACCCGTTTCGGGTCACTTGCTATGAGGATTTTCCTATGGCTCTTAAGCGTCGCCGCAGCCTTGGGGCTGCTCTCGTTGTATGTGCTCCGCCCCTCGCTCGAATTCACGAGCAAATCTACCGGGCCCTCGATCTCGTCCCCTGCGAAGGAGACAAGTTTGGGGAACCAGGTGGGAGCGGTCTGTTCGTTTCCGAACCTCGAGGAGATCTAAATGAAGTGGAGCAATTTGCTCTACCTTATTTTAGCCGCGAGTGGCTCTCTAAACTTGACGACGGCAAGTCGTCAGATAAGAAAGCATCGGAGACGTGGGACCGCTTTGAAAAGGCGGAAGCGTCCTGTTTCGACACCAACCAAAGACTAGCGAAGGATTGGAGAATCTCTCCATTTGTTCGAGAAATTTCTCTCGCACAAAAAATAGCTTCGCGCGTTCTAGGAAAGTTCGACTGGGACCATGCATCAAGAGGTTTTGGGTGGGGCCCCGGCTCCACAACACGACTGAACCGACAATCGTCGGATGCTGCGCACAAATATTGCGGTAACCCGCATGCAACGATCGGTAACGCGGTCCTCGCAAACACTGTGTTACAGTGGACACCGAGCTGGCTCAAGAATCTTGAGCCAGTTCCGGCTAGCGAGGGAGTCGGCTACGTGAAAATCGTAGACGGCAACCGTGTCGTCACTGTCCCGAAGAACTATAAGACGGACCGGAC